TGCCGTCATCGTGGATGGTGTATGGGACTGGCGGGGTGTAATCCTCTGGAGCGAGATAGTCGGCGAGCGCCTTTCCGATCATGGTCGCGACCATTGCGATGTGCTGGACGTTGGTTCCGGCGATCTCCATGAAAAGAGCGCCGTCGGTTCCTGCCTCCGCAAAGTACTCAGCCGCGGAATGGGTGCCGCTTCTCCACACTAGCGCGAACCCTTCACGGTGGATGGCGGCACGGCGAGTAAGCTCCTCATGGGGCGTGAGAAACAATTTGCGAACCGCTACGCGGGCTGGCGGTTCTGCGGGCGGCTCTGCTGGTGGGGTGAGTGGCATATATCAATGGTGTTAGTCGGCTTCGCCGCGCAGGTACTGCACGGAGATCTGGATGGAGCCCGCGGTGAAGTTAGATCCGTTGGCGGTAAGGATAAGGTTTGTGGCGGCGGGGAAGCATTCGATTCCTCCGGCGGTCCAGTCGGAGTTTTGGGTCGTGCTGCCGAGAGCGATGCCGCCTGCGGCTGCGAAACGGTCAGGGTCGGCGGCGGTCCCGAGTTGCCACGACGTTGCGCCGGTGACGGCGGTGAGGACTTTGGCCGTCACCCCGACGACGACTGCGCCTGCGGGAATCAGACTGGTAGCGGTTACACTGGCACCGGATAGGCCGGAGAGGACGGCGCGGGCGGTAGCGATGCTGACGCGCTGGTAATCGGTGGCGCTGGCAAATGTGTCATAGACGCGGAAAACCTGCGCGTTGGTGCCGCTCCGCTGCGCAAGCTGGTGGGCGGCGTCGGCGTTAAGAGTGGCATCGTTAGCTCCAGAGCGGACGGAGAACGGCCCCACGAAGTGACCTCCAGTTGTGGATACAGACAGCACCAGCTGGTTTGAGCTAGCGTACACCCCTACAGAATTGTTCGATGTAATGATATTTGCGAAACTACCAGATCCCAGAAAGAGACCAGAAGTCCCAAACCCTGCGCGGAACGCAGCGATTTCAGACCAGGCCCCTCCATTTAGACGGGCCTCAAAAGTCAACCGCCCGGCGGCGATTGACGCCCCAGTCTGCGGGATAACATATGCCCGTATTTCGCAAGCTTGGCTTGCGGATGCCGAGGTCTGCCAGGCGCTCCCCTCAAAGGCCACGGCTGGCGAGTTTTGATTGGTGCCGCTAACTGACGGTGTGGTGTTCCGCAGCCTGAGCCGCTCGGCGGTTCCGGTGCCAAGGTTGTCCCCCGCACCCATGATGACTGTCGTGCCGGAAACCGATGTGCCAGCTACCGCCGCAAGGGCCCCAGTTGCGGAGTCTCGAATCTGCAGTTCGCTGCCGCCACCCCCCGCCGGGGCGCTGATGACGGTTCCGCTAATGGTCAGGCCCGCACCCAGAGTGAGTTGCGTTAGTTTGCTCGCGGAAAAGTCGTAAAAGATGATTGTGTCCTGATCAAATGAACCAGTCCGAAGCTCCTGGCCAGAAAGGGTAAAGATGTCAGCGACGGACGACGCCAGCGTCACGGCGGCGTGGAAACGGGAGTCGTCCCCGGCGGCGGCGGTTCCGGTGGTGGTGCCGACGTTTCGCGTTGCGACGTTTCCAAAACCTGACGTTTTGGCGACAGTTACGGCCCCGTTGGCAATTTGAAGTGTGCCGACTGCATCGGAGTCAATCTGGGCACTGCCCACAGTGTCCCTTGTGGCGAGAGCCCCCAGCGTGTCAGCCGTCGGGAGGTCGTTGAGTTTGCTCCAAAACGCCGACGTCAGGACACCGGCGTTTGTGCCGTCCGCAGATGGGATAACGGCATCGGTCCCAGTGTCGCTGTTGATGGTGACGGTGGTGGGCGCGAGCGTGCTGGTGAGGTTAGTGGCTCCACCACCACCTCCTCCGCTGAGGACGGCCCAGACGGTGGCCCAGCTGGCCCCGGTGCCGGGTTGGGTGGTGCTGCCGGATGTGTGGGCGGATGTGGCGACGTAGGCGGTGGTGCCGACAGTGACGACGGTGCCGGATGCGTAGGTGCGGCTGGTGACCCATGCGACGCCGCCCTTTTCAATGAGGATGGCGGTGGCGGGGGGAGAGGCCGTGAGGCGGGAGATGGCGTGCCAGCCTAGCAGGAGGTCTGCGGTGGCCAGCGTGTAGAGCTGATCCGCATCCCCGACGCCGTAGAGGACCAGCCAGAGGGCGCGGGTGCTGTCCGGGGTGACGGTCTGGTTCAGCTGGGCGGAGGTAAAATCGACATCAAAGGTGAGGGCACCGGCTCCGACGCTGACGGTGGTGGAGGCGAGCGGGGCGGTTTCCGCGGCGACGTTCCGCGAGGTGTGGATTTCCGCGGTGAGGGTAAGGCCGGAGGGGAGGGTCTCCCCAGCGCGGAGGATGCACGCGAGGCGCAACGGGTTTGCCTGCGGGTGCTCGATGCGCAGGATGTTCAGCCTTTGCAGGCTGACCTCGATGGCGGCGGTGCGGAGGCTCATTCGTTAGTGTCCGGGGTGTTTTTGGTGAGCCAGCCTTTTAGGGTGGCGGATGCGGCGTGAATGACCAGCCACCCATTGAGCCCGCACACGAACCCGGCGAAGGCCCACGCTTCCCACGCTTTGACGATCACGGACTCATGCGTGAGGGTGCCGAGTTGGACCAGGCAGAGAAACCCGATTTTTGGGGCGAATGATCCGGCTGCTGCGGAGGCGAGGAAATTGGTGAGGGATGGGCCGAGTTCCCGCCCCTTATAGCGGGCCTCGATGAGGGAGATGAGCGATGCGAGGATGGCACCGAGGACGGCATAGACATCTGCGGCCTTGGGATGCTCGATAATCAGAGCAGATGCCGGAATGGCGAGGGCGGTGGCGAGCACCGGAAGCGTGAAGGCGGCAGCAATGATCGGCATGGGTCGGCGTTTGGTGGCGATGTGAGGGGCCGCGGAGAAGGCTCCGTCGGTGATGGCGGCGGCGGGGGGTGGCATGGGATCAGGACGAGAATCCGGCGGTTGCGCCGATGATAATGACGTCGATGGCGAGGTTTGCGGAGCCGGATTGCGACTCAATAACAATACTGGTGTCGCTGGTCTTGGTGACTCCGGCTGCATTTGTCAGCGCCATAACGTCGCCGACGTTCATCGGGTGGAGAGACCCGCCTGAGGTGAACAGGTCGTTAGTGGTCACTTCCGCCGCCCCGGTGGCGGGGATGAGTGGGTCGTATGGTGTCAGCGTAACGACGAGACCTTTGATCTTAGTGCAGTCGATGGGGTCTCCGGCGAGGTCGAGGACGGCGACGCCGTCCAGCTCCAGAGCGCCGAACGTGTCGATGGTGTACAGCACGTTCCCAACGGGCAGAAAGCGGAATTTGTGGGCGACGTTGCCGGAGATGCCGCACGACGTGGTGGGGATCTCCCGGTAAAGCTGATCCGTCTCCCCGGTGGGCAGAAAGGCAAAAGCGGCGCCGATTTTGACGTAGGCGTAGGAGACGGTGGACATCACTCCCGACCAGCCGTGTCAAGCCGGGGAGAAGCGGTCGATCCATTCGGCGCGGATCGTCCACTTGAGGATGAGCCACTGGCCGAGGATCCGGGTGTTGCTCGACTGGAAATCCCGCACCAGCCAGCCACCCTGCGGCGTGATGCCTTCGAACCAGTTTGCTTGGCTGATCAAAGCGGCCCCTGAGTTCGGGGCGGCTGAGTTGAACTCGTCGGAGAGGCCGAGTGGGCGCGAGAAGCCGACGAGCTTCGGCACGGACGGCGGGAGGTTGCGGCTGACGATCATCACACCCTCCAGCGTCATCGCCCACGCCGGGTTTATGATGCGTTGGCGGTCTCTCTTGAGCGACCCCGTGGCGTTGTACGGGGCAATGCCGATGACAGGGATTCCGGCGGACGTCTCAAGCGGCAGCGAGAGTTCCGTTGTGGTCGAGGAGTTCGTCCAGTTTTTGAGCGACAGCAGGGCGGCCCCGACGGAGACGCGCCCGCCGCCGGCGGCGAGGCTGGAGGGCGCTTCGAGGAAGCCTTCCCACTCGATCCTTGCCCAGATATAGCCGAACTGGTTGCGGGTGACGCGGACGCCCGCGCACAGCATGCGAGCGCCGACGGGGAGCGGCTTCGGGTAGTTCTCCGCGCCTTTTGGGAACCGGGCGCGGAGGGCGGATTCCGTGCCTCGCCAGACGATCTCCATGGCTGCCCGGTCAATCTCCTGATCTCCTTGATCGTCGAGGACGTCAACGAGGGTGGCGTAGTTGTTGAGGGAGATGGTGGTGTGGATCTGGGCCATGTCAGTTGGCGGGCTTGAGCTGGTCGGCGACGGGGCCGGGTGGGTTCAACTTCTCCCGCAACACCTCATAGATGCTCCGCAGCCATTGGTTCGGATCCTGCGCAGATGCGGCGGGCGCTCCGGGGGCGGCTCCCATGGCCTTCCCGACGCCCTTCCCTTTCACCCAGTCGAGGGCGCTGGGTTCGTCATTCCGCGGCATCAGCTTGCCCGGGTTGCGGTCCTTGTTTTTCAGCCAGTCTAGTCCGCTGACGGTGGGTGCGGACTTCGCCCCGCGGATGGTTCCGGCACGGTCGGGGTGTTGAATGTCCCACTCCCGCTGCGCGGCGGCGGCTGCGTCTGCCGGGTTCATGTTGAATTCTTTTTGGAGCTGCGCGGGGCGGTTCTCCATGAACATTTTCTTTTCTAGCCGATCCGCGGCGCGTCCCTGTCCACGCTGGCGGAGTTCCTGCACCTTCAGATTTCCTTCAAATGAGTTCCGTGCCTGCGCCTGCTCACGGGTTTTGCGGAGGAGGTCGCTGAAATCGCCGGAAAGCTTCTTGAACACCTTCCCCACAAGCTGCCCGAACTCAGCCCCCTGTTCGAAGTTCTTCCGAAGCGTCTCGTTGAACTCTTCGGCGGCGGTGTTGGCGATCCGGATCTGTGAGGCTTTGTCGGCGAGGTCGAGGGCCTGACGGTCAACAGCGACGTCGGCCGCCCTTCCGGTGCTGGCACGGGCACGGGCGTCGGCGGTGGTGAGGTTGCCCGCGTTTGCCTCGGTGAAGGCGCGGAGCCTCGCCATAGCGGCCTCAGCCTTCGGGTCGAAGGCGGTGGCGGCGCTTCCCATGCTGTTCCGCAGGTTCTTCGCGGGGTCGCTGCCTACCATGTTCGCCATCCCTTCCCCGAAGCGGTACACGAAGGACTCCCGCCGTTGCCTCATCTTGTTAGCGGCGGCGTTGTCGATTTCGTTGTTTCCACGGGCGGCGGTTTTCTCCGCCTCCACTTTCATTGCCTCGTATTCCGCCAGCATCGCCAGTGCGGCCTGTTGCTGGTTTCTGATGTCCGCCAGCTTCTTCCCGTCCACCTCCGCCTGACGCTGGGCTGCGGCTTCCTCCGCGGCGATGCGGTCCCGCTCCGCTTTGCTGGTCAACTCATGCTCTTTCTGCATTCGCTCCGATCCGGTCAGCCGCTCCAGTTGCGCCTGCTGAATGTCGCGCTCCGCCGCTGCCAGTTTCTCCTTCCGGGATAGCTCCCGTTGATCATACTCCCGCTTTTGATCCATCAGGTCGAACTGGTCATTGATGGCGGAGGCTTGCTTGCGGCCGGCTTCCTCTGCATCCTTGACGGCCTTGGTGGTGCCCTTCGTGTACTGAGCGAGGCGGGCGGCGTTCCCGGCTGCCAACTCCTCTTCTTTGTTCAGCATCGCCATCACCTTTGTGAGTTGGGTGACGGCGACGGCTGCAATGGAGATTGTCCCCGCCAGCCCCGCGGAACCGCCCATGGCCATGACGAGGGGAGGGATGTTATTGAGGACGCCCTTCAGCCCGTACTGCGCATCTTCCAAGCCCTGCGAGAACATCAGCATTGCCATCCCGGCGTTGCTCGCGCCTCCCTCCACCGTGTTCGCCTTCCCTCCCTTGCCGCCCTTCCCACTGGTCGGCGCGTTGATGGCGCGGCTTCCCGCCATCCGCTGGGCGGCGGGGTGCGACTGCAGCACCATTTCCAGTTCCTGTTCCTTTTTCCACCGCTTCACCTTCTCGGCGGTGGCGGCGGCGTTCTGGGCCTGCCACCTTGCGAACTTCTCCCGCTCCCGCGCCACCTGCTTTCGGGCTGCCAGTTGCTCCCGGATTTCCTCCTTCTTTCTAGCCGCTTCGTTGTCGGCGGCGATCCGGTCCTTGTACCGCTTGTTCTGACTGATCAGGGCCTGATAATGCGTGTTCTGCGCACGGATCTTCTTCTGCACGTCGCTGTCGTCGAGCTTGAGCCGGGCGGAGAGTGCTGCTTCGCGTGCCATGAGGTGTCAGGATTTTAGGGCGGCTGTGATGACTGCGTCAGCCTCGGCGAGTCGCCTGGCTTTTGTGTGCGGGGTGATCAGGTCGATTCCGATGTCGCACCATGCGGCATGGAGGGCGGCGTAGGCGTCTCGAGCGGGGAGGACGTGGAGAGCGTAGTCGTGGAGTGCAATGTTTCCTCCGGTGATGGCTCTGGCGAAAGAGACGGTCCAGTGGGGGTACTCTCCCCCGTTTTTTTTTGCGGCGTCTCGGTGGCTGCCGTCACCATGGTTTCGTGAGCATCATGCCAGATGGCCTGAGCGAGGACGGTGAGGCCGATGTAGTCGGTGTGGGTGAGGTGCTGGTCCGCCCATTCATCTGCGGCCACTCGGACGGCGGCATAGAGGTCTGGCGCGGTCTCTGCAAGGTCCGGATCCTCACCCGTTTCCGACGGTGCGGGAACGCGCCAGCGGCTGCGCGGGTCGTATTGCGGGGAGCAGAGGTAGAGCAGCAGCCCGGCTTCCTCCGGATCAGAGACGCCCGCCCGTTGAGTGAGGCTGACGTACATGGATTTGCGCGACCACGTCAGGGTGAGCGGCGTGCCGTCTGACAGGTGAAAAAGGGCGGGCGGCGCTTCGGGCTGCGGTGCGGTGGGGGATGGTGTTGGCCAGTGCATGGGGGTTATGGGGAATGGTTCAGACTCCGGCGAGGTGGTTGCGGAGATGGTCGCGGAATGAACCGCCCCGCTTCCCTGTCAGCAGGGACTCACTGACGACGGCAGAGCGTTGGCGGGCGGTCTTTGCGCGGAACATGTGGGTGGTGTTCCGCCTCGCCTGCTCCATGACGTGCCGGTAAAGCGCCGCCGTCTTCACCGCTTCGAGGGCGTAGAGGAACGGGTGTTCTCCGACGGGATAGCCGGGGAGCGCGTTTGCGGCGTCGAGCCCGCTGCCCGTCGCCTTCACCATGTCCGTCAGCCGCAGGCCGGGCATCGTGATGGATTCCTCAGTGAGGTGAAGGAATGGCTGTTGAGCGGTCCCGCTCAGCTTTACCGGAACGCAGCCGCAGGTGATGGCGGCCGCAGCGATGTGAAGAGGGAGCGCCGGGAATGGAGTCTTGGCGGAGAGGGTGGCGGTGATGGCGTCACGCTCGATCTGGCCCATGACGCGGGGCGAGAGGAGCGGGATGAGCATGCAAGCTGGAGTCTCCGGCAACGGTGCCGCTGGCATCAGTGACGGCGTCTGAATGAATGAGCCTTGCCGCGCCCATGTCAGGACAGAGGCGGGTTCCGAGAGCAAGCGCAGCGCCGTGTCTGCCGCGAGGAGGGCGGCGAGGAACGGCGAGTCGTCAGGAAGCATCCCGATCTTGCGTTGATTCAGCAGTTTACTTGCCTGTGGGACGTGGCTGCGGACGAACCACGTCGGCGTTTCGTCGCCCGTGGCGTCGGCCCGGTAGTTTTTCGGTGCGATGTCGGCGTGAAGGACGACGCGGAGGGCCGCAGCGGTGGCGGGGTCGTAGACGTTGAGCTGGTTCATGGGTATGGAAAAATGAACGGGCACGCGGCACGGACTGCCAACGTGCCCGCTCACCCATTCCCCAAATTGTTATCAGTCGTTCCCCCAGTAAACGTAGGAGGACGCGGCGAGATACTCTGGGTTCCAGAGATTGGCCGTGAAGCGGCAGGTGTTGAGGTCTCCGCTTGGGACGTTCATAGAAGGCTCCATGAGTTCCCACCAAGATGCATCATGCGCGGTGACGCCGGCGCGATATGCGGTGATGTAATTGGCAATCCCGTCAAACGGCAGCCCTTTTCCGGGGTGAGGGTTCCCCATCGTGCTTTCGATGTTGAAGCACTTGGCGTCGAACTGGAGTCGCACGCTTGGGTTGTTGCTGACAGAAACAACAGCAAGTCCCGCATGGTTCTTGTGTTCGATCCGCTCGCGAGCGGTGGTGATGTCGAGCCCGTTGCTGATCAGCAAACCATCTTCGTCGGCGGAAGCCCCAATGTTCCCATCGTGACCCACCATGGTGTGAAGAATGATTGCAGACGCGGCGGCGGCGGAAGTGTCGAAAGAGGCGGCTGGCATAGGAAGAAAGGCGGTGGCGGGTTGGCTTCAATATTCACCGGAGGTGTCAAAGCCCGTTTAGATCGGCGGTGAGGATGCCCGTTGCGATGGTGACAGGCTGCCCCGCCCCGACGGAAATCAGCCGCTCCCGGCGAATAAACCACGTCCCGACGCCGTCGATGCTCGCCACAATGGTCTGGACGGCCCAGCCGCCGGCGGGGGCGATGTTGGTCCCCGTAAGCGTGGTGCCGTTCGACATCGAATCTCCGACCGGATCCCATGTGGAGGAGTCGCGGGAGACGCGGAACACGTCCAGCGGTTCGGAGCCGACGATTGTGGCAGGGTAGCACGAAATGGTGACTTCGGTGGCATCCCCGACGAGGTCGGCGGTTGGATCGGCGAACAGGTAGCGAAGCGCCAGCTCCGCGGGAGTGGTCCCACCGCTCAGGCCATACGGCCACTCAAGCTGCGCCGAGAAATCGCCCGCATCCGCCCGCAGCGCGTGGTTGGCTGCCAGGGTAAGTGTTGCCCCCAGCGCAACATCCAACGCAACCAGCGAGGCCCCTCGCTTGAACCTGACGTGCGTGACGGTGCGGGAGTTGCCCGTGGATGGGAACGTGATCTCGCTTGACGTGATGAGGCTGGTATCGCCACCGGAGACGATGGGCGCGGCTGCCGTCCACGGGTCGCACACAATAGCCGAGGAGACGGCGGTTCCCCCGCTCGCGGGGTCGCCGTTGTACAGCGTCGCCGTGAGGTCGCCGCTGATCGACGTCCCGAAGAACACGGCTGCAAGGAGGGCGTCGGTGGCGCTTGCTGGCAGTTCCGCCACGGCTTGCGTTGCCAGATAGGTGAAGCTGGACGCCGTGCCGGTCGGATAGGCGGCGGTGTCGAGGTCGGCGAACAGCCGCTCAACCTGAAAGGCGATGCTGGGGAGTTGGCCGGCGCCCGCCGTCTGCTGCGGGCTGACATAGACGAGCGTCCCAGAGTCCTCGAACTGCATCGCCTGCGTCCCGTTCACGAAGTCCAAAGCCCGGGCACTCAAAGCGCGGCCCGGGTGGTAATCCGCCAGCCCGTCCCACTCCAGAACGTCCGCTTGGATGGAGTACACCAACCTCTGGTCGTAATGGATGGAGAGGACGAGGTTTCCCGCACTGTCCGTCTCCTCAATCCGCTGGCTTGAGCCGCTGCGCTGGCACGATTGAACCAGAAGCGCATCCTCCGCCTGGAGGGTTTCAAAGACGGCAGGATCCAACGCCTCCATTGTGTGGACAAGGATGGCGCTGGCGGCGGCTGCGGAGGCGTCGAAGGAGGCGGCGGGCATAGTGGGTTAATCGGTGAGCTGGAGAGCCATGCAGAGCGCCTCAAACGTGAGGACAAACTCAGGGTGTCCGGCATTGGATCGGTCGAGGGCGCACTGGACGTTGCGGACGTCGAACACGCGGAGGCCTGGGGTGTCGTCGGTGGGGTCGAGGGAGAGGCGGTCGTGAACGCTGCGCTGCCCTTCTGGCACGGGGTCGATCATGTCCTGAGTAAACAACGCCAACAGGCAAAACCGGATCTGGTCGGTTTCCTGCGTGGTGAGGTCGCGGTTCCAGATGACGGAGATGGATGGAGCCAGTCGCCAGTGATGCTGGTGGGTGACTAGCAATGGCTCGGTGTCCCGCATGAAATACAGGATGACGCAGGGGGTCTGGATCTCGGCTGGGCTGTCTCCGCGGAAAACGCGGGCTCCCTGCGGCATGAGCCAATGGCCGGAGGGGCAGAGTTCCCCCGTCCAGTTGGTTCCGTCCAGCGCGGGCGGGAGGCCCTCGCGGAGGAGGGCTTCCATCTGGGCGAGGATCTGATCTTCCGGAGGAAACGGGAGTGAGTAATAGGGGGCGGGCATGGGATGTGTCAGGCGGCGACTTTGAATCCGGCGGCTTTGGCCCCGCCCCAGAGGAGGCCGTCCTTGGTGACGAAGCCGAGGAAGAGGCGGGAGAGGTCGTTTTCCTTGGCTTCGAACGCGCCGGGGACCATGCGGGCGAGGCCAAGTGGGGCGGGGCGTCCGGGGCGTTGGGTGGCCTTTGGCCATGCGGCCACGACGGCTTCGGCGGCGTTCCCATCGAGGGTCTGGGCGTAGCTGCCAGGGCTGTTGCGGTATCGGGGGCCGGAGGCGTTGCGGATGGCTCCGGAACGGTACTTCGAAAACTCGATCATGGCGGGGACGAAGCCGCTGACTTTGTGGTGTTTGGCGCTGTAGCGACGGGCGCTGACAAATTTGGCGACGGCTCCGTAAGCTCCGGCGTCGTCTCCGAAGGCGGCTTTGAGGCGGGCCTGTTTGTAATTCAGGAAGAACACGATTCTGGCGGCGATGGTGTCCCGGTAGCGGTTGGCTAGGGAGGCGGAGCCGCGCTTTTTCGTGCGGGCAAGGTTCCGGGTGCGCCATCCCACGCGGCTGGGGCGCATGAGGTCGGCGGCGATTTTGGCCCCGCTGCTGGGAATCTTGGCCTCAATCTCCGCCATGGCGAAGGAGACCCAGAACCGCATGGCGGTGCGGATGACGTCGCTGAGCTGCTTCCCGCGGACGCGCTGCTGGTGATCCTGCCAGATACGGAAGGCGGGGCCGAGGGAATCGGTGCCCATTTCAAGAATTATGTTGGGGGAGTCCATAAAACCTTGGGTTTTCGTTGGGTCGCTGAATCAGGCGTGGACTTCGGCCTCAATCCGCCAGTGCTGGTGGAAGGTGGCTTTGTCGGCGGTGGTGATCCTGTACTTTTTCGGCGGGTTGGCGGGATCTGCCATGTAAGCTCCGGGGTTGGCGGGATCTCGGACGGCGGGGCCGTACAGGATGATGTCCTCCGGGCGGGGCTCGAACGGGAGGCCGACCGCGGCGATGTGGAAGGTGCGGGTGTCGGCTGGCATTGTGAGCAGGCCCATGGCTGCATTGGCGCGGCCCCGGTTGGCGGCGGCGGTGCAGGGGAGGACGATGCTGTAGGTGGTGCCGCCACGGGTGGCAGGGAAAAACAGATAGGACCCTTCACCGAAGGTGCGGGCGGTCTGCGTGTGGAGGAAGCCGAAGACTTTGTTGGCGAGGCTCATGATGATGGGCTGAAAAAGGGAACGCCCCGGCCCGGACAAGACCGGGTGCCGGGGCGCTCTTTGCGTGCGGGAGAGGGATCAGGCCGCTTTCTTGGACTTCCCGGAAATGCTGCCGGTAGGGGCAGGAGCCGGGGGCGGTTCTGGTGGGGCGGTGTCTTCGTTGGCGGCGGTGTCTTCGTTGGCGGCGGCCTCAGCGTCGGCATCCAGCGCTTCAGCCACGGGGGCTGGGGCGCTGACGGGTTCCGGGGCAACTGGCAAGGATTCCTTGACGGTTGGCGGGGTGTCAGGCGCTGGTGGTCGGCTAGGAAGCGGGGTCTTGCGACGTTTCCGCACCGTAATGGGGTTGCGGATGATTTCGAAGAGAACCGCCTGACTGTCCTCCATGGCTTTTTCCGCTTCGTCAGACGAACGCCCAGCGTACACGCCGATGGGCTTCGAGGAGCGAGATTCCTCAAGGTAACCGATGACAACGATGAGACGCATGGTGTTGTGTGGTGCGGTTGGCGTGGAGACGATTACGCGGTGCGGATCAGGAGGCCTCCGTTATCCGTCGCGTACCCGATTGGGTTGACCCCGCCTTGGCGGCCCGCCACTTTGCCCCACAGCAGAAGAGGCATAAATGTCAGGTCGCCGGTGTTCGGGTCTTGGAACTTCACGGCCGACATGGTGATGAGGGAGTTGGGATCCTGCACCGTGTCGAACGCGAGAATGCGGGGGATGCCCATGGCTGCCATCATGGCATCTTGCTCGGCGTGGTCTTCAGGACCGGCCACGAAGACGATGCCCCGGGAATCGGTCGCGAAGGCGGACACGTTATCGGCGGCGGTGAGGACGACGGAGCTGGCATCCGTAGTGACGTCGATGGCCGTGCCAGCGATTGCGTTGGCCAGCGTGCTGCACAGGTAACCGCTGTCTGCGCCGATGCGGCTGAAGAAGTAGTAATTGTTGGCAGTAAGGCCAGCTCCGTTGGTGAGGGAGTTGAGAATCACGCGCTGGCCGGTTTGGAAGCCGTGCGCGGTCTTCGCGTAGATATTGGTCGCGGCGGTAATAGCCCCGCCCGTAACGGAGGTGCCGTTTCCGTTCGGCATGTCCGGATACTCCTGGATGAGGGCGAAGCCGTTGGTGGAACGCCAGCTGCGGTATCCGTCTTCCCCCTGTTGCTGACCAGCAAAATCACGGGAGGTGAGGCGGGAGTCGGCGGAGAGAGCATTCGCAACCGCGGTGTTCACGATCATGGTCCGGCCCATGCGGTCGGCACCTTGCGTGTTGAGCTGTGCGCACGCGGCAATGAGCATATCAGCATCACTGTCAGCGGCCAGATACGTCAGTGAGTTGCTGAAGTTCTGAGAGACAGCGGCGGCAAGAAGGTTGTCGGTGAAGGCCTTGCCGACCGCATAGGCGGCATTGCGGATAACTTTGTCGTACTCGTTCTTGTCGTCCTGAATCGCGAACAGATTGGACATCGAGATCCGTGCGCCTTTCCGTTGGTCAACGGTCACGGGGACGTCAGTGAGAAGGTTCCGCGCAGAGTTGCCGGTGACTGCATACGTGCTAGTCACGTCTTCCACGATCGGAATCCCGGAGATGTGGCCGAGGTACTGTTTGTTGTACTTGATGGGGCCGTCTTTGAAGTTCCGAGAGAACTGATTGGCGATGGGGACGCTTTTGGCAAAGGCGTCGATGACATCGAGGAGGATTTCGGTAGAGCTGAGAATTGGCATTGTGTCAGGTGGTCAGAGGTGGCGAGAACGGGCGAAGGATCAGTTGGCGGAGCGGAGTTTTTTGGCTTGGGCGGCGAGTTTGCCGCGTTCGAGGGGGTCTTTGGTGTTGGCCATCTGTTCACGGATTTCGTCGAGCTGGGATGTCGCACCGGAGCCGGAGGCTGCGGCGGGCGATGGGACGTTGGCGAGCGGAACGCCGATGGTTCGGACGGCGGCGGCAACGCCGGTGCCGACGGCAGTGCTGAAGGCGGAGGCGGGATTGGCGGCGACTGCGGCGGGATCGCTGAGGCCGCTTTCCGTGAGGTATGCGCTGATCTGCTCCAGCATTCCATTCTGTTCGGTGATGGTGGCTTGGAGTTGGGCGATGGTGGCATCGCGAGCGGCAATGTTTTGCGTGAGGGTGTCCACCTGAGCCTGAAGGCTGGAGGCATTGTCCGCGCTGCGCTTCCGGCCGGAAAGGAAGTTGGCCACATGCTGGAGGGCGGAGACGTTCACCGGCTCGTCCTCTTTGCGGGCGGCGGGCGGAGGGGTCTGGGATGCGTTAGCAGGGGCGGGAGGCGGAACCGGCGTTTGCGCGGTAGTGCCAGGGGGCGGCGGAGCGGCAGCGGGATCGGCGTGAGCGGTGCCAGACAGAAAAAGGGCAGCGGCAAGGGCGATGAGGAGGTGCAGTTTCATGCGGTGGGCGTTGTGATAGCGATTGGCTTCTGGATTCACCGGGGGCGTCAAAGCCCGAGGGCGGTGGCGAGGAATTGGTGGAAGGTGACGAAGGCGGTGGAATCTGTGATGCCGGCGGGGGCAAGGCGGGCTTCCCATGCCTGGCCGTGCATGGCTGAGGGGTCGATGCCGCGGCGGGTGGACATCCAACTCTTGAATTCGTCAGAGTAGGTCTGCACCATGTCGCGCATGTGGGTGTCATGGGCATCGGTGATGGGGCCTCGGCCGAGGTCCTTGAGGGTGGAGTCGGCGGTGTAGACGCGGGTGTTGATGCCGAACTTTTCCTTGAAGCCGGTGTAATCTGTGAGGGCGGCGATGGTGCCGATGCTGCCGACGTAGGCTCCGGGGGCGCTGTGAAATGTTTGTGTGGCCGCGGCCAGATACATGCCAGCGGATGCATTCAGGCGCTGGGCGTAGCTGAGGACGGAGACGTCGGGGCGTTGATTTTGCAGGGAAAGGAGCGCATCGGCCGCGGCGCGGAGGCCGAGGACGGAGCCGCCGGGGGTGTCGAGCTGGAGGACGAGGCCGGTAATGGTGGGATCCGCGGCGACGGCGGCGACGGCGGTGTGGATGCGGTCGAGGTTCCAGAGGCCGTACGTTGCTTCTTGATTGGCGGACGCTCCGGAGACAATGACGCCGCAGACGGGCTGGATGGCGATGGCGGACGTGGGGCCGCGGACCACGTACAGCGCGTTCGGATCATCGGGGCGCGTGTCCCGGTTGGCGTCCGCCATGCCTTCCGCGGGCGCGGCAATGCGGACGCGGCCACCAGAATACTCCCGGAGGAGGGCGGCGTGGTCCAGTGCCACCGGGAACTGGAGGTAAGACGCGAGGCCCGCCGCGGTGAGGAGGGAGTCGAGGGAGGAATTTTGAGGCAGCATGCTGGAAACTTTGGGTTTTCGTTGGGTCGCGGATCAGGGGGCGTTGGGATCCGCCGCGGGCGCGGGTTCCGGGGGCGGCTCGGCCTGGAAAAAAAGGTGGGGCGGGACGTTTTGGCGCTGGCACTCTTGGAGGGCTTCCCGGAGTTCGATGACGCGCTGGCGAATCTGCTGTTTCCATTGGAGCCCTTCTTCGCCGTATTCCGTCTGCCAATTTGTCAGGCCGGATTTGAGGCGGCGGTCTTGGGCGGCGGCATCCCGGCCGGCATCGATGGTGACGGCGCGGGGGTAGTTAACGGTGTGCCGCCACCACTTCGAATCCTTCGGCCGTGGCACCTGTTTGGTGCGGATGGCCCACTCAACGCGCCTGACATAATCCACCGTGAGGAACTTCACCTGCTGGTCTAGCCAATACTCCCGCCAATCCTGCGCCTGCTGCAGCACAAATCGGACTCCGGGGCCGGTCAACTTGTCGAGCATGAACAGCAGTTCCACGGGGACGCCCAGCCCCATTGCTATCTGGTGATAGATGTCTTGCTTGAGGGCGGCTTGTGCCGGGAAGTCTCGTCCGTCGGTGATGGTCTTGATCTTCGCACCGGGGGGCATGTTCATGATCTCGCCGCTCCCGAAGACCTGATTGATGTTTTGCGGGATGCTGGAGGGCGCGGCAGTTGTGGCGGTGGTTTGGGTTCCGCGTTCTGCAAGGTTCTCTCGGACGAGTTTTCCGCTGACTGGCTGGTTGGTGCTGGGGGTGTTGGCGCTGTCTCGTTCAATGGCAAAGCCGACAAGGCCGTGCGCCTTCAGAACGGCGCGGGTATCGTTATCGATTTCCCTGTACTCCAGCAGCTGCCGGATGGCGTGAATGAGCGACGGGGTGCCGCGTCCGGGGGAGTGGGTCTCGAAGTTCGCAAAGAAGTGGACGTCTTTGGCCTGAATGATTTGCCCGGGGCCTTCGGCGGTGTGCCAATCGGCTTCGCTGCGGACGTGATAGGCAAGGTGCTTGTAGTGAGGGCCGACTCGCACGCCGTCGCACCATTCTCCCACGGCTCCTTTGGAAGGGTTGGCAATGAGTGCGCTTTCGACGGCGATGGCGATGGGGGCGCCGGTTTCGTCGGTGCCGTGAATTGCGAGCATGTCGCCATCTCTAAAGACGGAAAAGAGGGCGTTTGTGAGGAATCCGCTGTCGGTGAACTTGCCGGAGGCGTCGTAATTCCCAGGGCGCTTTGAATAAGTCTCTGTCCACCATTCCAGCACTGCGTCGTTGAAGGCCTCGTCGGTGGTGGACGGGATCATGCGCACGGCCCCGACCCAGCGTGCGAGGTCGCGGGTGGCTTTCCGGGCTGGGGGGATATTCCAAGCGGCCCACTGGGAGCGCTTCCGGGCTTCGCGAAGGGTCAAGTCGCGCAGCTGGGTCTTGCCTGTTAGGTTCGGGAAATAGATGTACCCGTGCGCTGTGCTGTGGTCGGCTGCGGCAATGCCCGTCATGTAGGCACCGGGAATAGGTGCCGCGTCAGGGGGGGAAATGGCGCGGGAGGCGGCGAGCGTCTGGACGCGGGAGCGGGAGCGTTTTTTCATTCGATGCGGCGGCGGCTGTAGTCGATTCGGATTCCCATGGGGGTTTGTGTCAGGATGGGATCATTGCCGTCGGATGCGGTGCGTTTGGCATCGATGGCGGCGTTGCACTCGGCGATGATCTGAGCGCAGTTTTCCTTGGAAATGCTGAAGCTGGAGCCTTCGTAACTGCGGGAGCCTGTGCCCGCTTCGGCGTTCACTTCGAGGGCCGTCTGGCGGATGCCGTGGAGCTGTTCGAGGGTGTAGGTATCCGCGAGGGCGCGGACAATTTCGGGGTTGGGGGTCATCGCTGTTTACCCGGGGCGTCAAAGTTGGGTTTCTTCGTCGGCTTCGACGGCATCGATGACAACGACGGCGTATTTGATGAGGTCCGCCTTGTCGTTGGGCAGGGACATCTGGCGCTTGCGCCACTTCAGCTCGCGGACGTTGCCTTTGTTCGGCTTGTCATAAAAATGCTCCATGTTGCCGATTTCCGTCAGGACTTCTTCTGGGGTATCGACGGGAAGGTTGACCGTGGGCCGGGTGGATTTCCCGTCGGCGGCTTTGGCGATGCGTTCGAGGTGGAGTTCGTGTTCCCAATGGTCCGCCTTGATCTGGATGATGCGGAGCGTGCAGGCATTTCCGTACTTGTCCCGGGCGGGGAATTGCTTGACCCAGCGGGCTTTGACGCGGGCCATTTTGTCTTTGATGGCGTCTTTCCCGCGGATGCCGACCCAGCGGATGCCAGGGGCTCCGGTGCTGCCGCCTTCTCCGGCAAGAAACTCGTGGACGAGGTCGGCGCGGTAGCCGGTATCAACGCAGACGACGGCGACGGACCACGGGTTGTCAGGGTCGTCGCGGTCGGTGAATTGGCGGTCGGCGACGACGTCGGGGAGGTCGCTGAGTTCTGCAACCGAGCCCCAGTCGAGGACCCACACGGAGCCATCCCAGCCGGCGGCCCAGAGCATCCATTCGACGCTGCCGATCTCTCCTGACGCGTTCCCCTGGCCGCGTTGAACGTCGGCGGTCATGCCCACAAAGCGGATTTCGGCGGCGTTCAGGGGGATCTTGAGACGCGGCTTCCCGTCCCATTCGAGGCGGCGGTAGCCACGTTTGAGCTTTGCCACCGGGGCGACGGCGGCTTTTCGGGTTTTGAATCTGGCAAAGGGCAGGCCGAGGATGTCGGTGTAGAAGGCTTTCATGTTTCCTTCTCCGCCGGATTCGGTGGCGGTGAGGAAGGCGTTGGCGATGCTGCCCCAGCGGCGGGAGGAAAAGGCTAGGTTCAGGAAGGCTCCGGCTTGCAGAGAGCGGTGGCCGACGTCGGGGGAGAGGTTCTGGGCGACGAGGCGGCGGGCCGCGATCATGGAGGGTTTGTAGTCCTCGGTGATGGGCGGGCAGTTGTTATCGGTCTCGCATTGGAAGTATGTCTCGCGGTCGATGCGGTCGCGGTTCCAGACGGGTTTGGTTTCGTTCTCGCCAAAGGGCAGGGATTCCTTGCAATGGCCGAACTTGAGGTTTTCCAGCTTCAGTTCCTGATAGTGTCCGCAGTGGGGGCAGGGGACTTCGACGCGTTCCTGTGTGCCGCGAAGATAGTGGGCGTGGATGATGGTTTCCTTGGTGAGGACGGGGAGGAGTTGGCCGGAGACGGGGTGCTCTTCGTATTCGAGGGCGTTGGATGGGGTGGAGAAGGCAAGGAGTTTTCCGTCGTCGTCGGCGGCGAGCCGGTTTTCGAGGAGCTTCAGGGACGGCATGTCATCGATGAGGTCGTGCTTGGCGACTTCGTCGGCAATGGCTAGGCTGGCGGGCTTTGAAATGAACTCGCTAGCGGATTGTCCGCCGCCCAGATACAGGGTGCCCCCGCGGTTGTACCGAAGGGCGAGGGCGGTGGTGCGTTTGTGGTCTTTGGAATTGGCGAGTTCCGGGTAGGCGTCGATGAGGGGTTCGAGGCGGTCGCGGGCGAAATCGCGGGCCTGTTGCCGGCAGTCGGTAACAAGGATGGTATTCCCGCCCCGATGGTGGATCCACCAGGCTATCGCGTGCATCGCCACGGTGCTGAGGCCGGATTGCGAATCCTTGAGGACGGTGGCCTTGCGATGGCGGACGCGGCGGACGCTGCCGTCGGCGAAGAGGACGTCGCTTTCGGCTTCCTTGATGAATTCAAAGGCCCAGTCGGCGAGGACGCAAAACTGGGAAAAGTCCCACTTTTTCCCAGCGGCTGCAGCCATTCGATTGTGTGCGGCTGGGACGGGGATGTTGTGGCTTTCCACCCATTCGCGGATCGGTGGCTCTGGCTGAAACAGGGGGAGGTCGCGGATGATCTCAATCCACTGGCCGACCAGCTGGAGGTTGAGGGGTCGGCGGGCGCTCATGTCGCGAGGAGCTGGGCGACGTTGGCCGGGGCGCGTTCCCATGCGCGTTTGGCGGCGGCGATGACTTTTTCGCCGGGGAACTCGAAGGACAATTCTTTGACCACGGCCTGCATGAGGGCGGAGAGGACGGCGGGGAGGGCGGAGTTGACCTCGGCGGGGTCGAGGAGGTCCTTGGACTTTTCCAGCCGCTGCCGGGTCTGGACGACAAGGGCGGACATGTCCGACCACCGGGCCCGGTGCACGTCCAGCTCGGCGTCCGTGCCGTTCTTTGCCAAGACTTCGAGGTAGCGCCCATGAAGCCTCGCTTCCTCCTCCTCCAGCCGCTCCAGCCGACGCTTGGGTGTCAGATCCTCCGCCGGGAGCGCCACATTCGCCGCGGGCGGCGGGGATGCCGCTGGGGGCGGCGATGGAGCGGGAACTGGATCCGGAGCCACGGGGGGCGCAGCCGGGGCCGATTCCGCTGCCGCAGGCGGGCGACTGTGTCGCGCCGCGGCGGCGAGGAGGATGTCCGGGCAAACCTGTTTGAAATGCCCGCCCCGCCGCATCTCCGCGTACCACTCCACCATTGCCACCGGATCTCCCAGGGGCGCCGTTTTTCCCGCTTCGGCTCCCGCCCGCTTCCATCGTTGCAGCCGCCGCAGGATGTCACCCGATTCCGTCGGCGCATACAGCAGCGCCACCGCCGCCGTTCCCCGGCGGGGCGGCGTGGCGGCCAGCTGGAACTCAGAAGGGTCTCCCACAGCCCCCACCCCCGGCGTCAAACCCCGGAACGGACAAAAACGACAAGAAAAAACGCAGATTCCGGCGCGCCCGTCGTTTGCGGCCTTCGGGCAACTCGCAACGGCACTTTGGCTAGAAAAAGATTCCTTACCCCCCAGAAAATCGACCCATTCCGCGACATGCGCGACACCGGGCCGAAGCAGTCCCCGCGGACCCTCCGCACCCACTATGCGCCCCTTACCCCGGAAATGAGGTAAGCATCAAAGTAGGAGAACGTTTCGAAAGGTTCTCACCTTGAACATTAGCCTTTAGAATCAACCACTTGCAGAAGCCATGGACCGCGAACCGCCGCGAATCCAGCGAACCTCACCCCAGCCAATGGCCCCCGCCCAGCGACCGAAGGGAGCCTTTACCCCCTCTTCCGCCCCCGAAAACCGCATAAGGTGCGAACCCCGCGCAACAAAAACGACAGGGGATGCGGGGAAGGGGCGCGGGGCAGCGCGGCACGGGCGAGCACCCAGCAGGCCCACGCCACCACCCCCAGCCCCACGCGAAAAGGGCGGGAACCCGCAGGCCTCAGCCCAGCAGATTCCCGCCCTCTGGTTCGCACCTCACCAGCCTCAGCTCACCCGCCGGATCATGAACGAAGACACCCGGCCCGCCACCCGATCCCCCAGCTGATAGACCGCCCCATCGTCCCCGGTGAAGTACTGCGCCTGCACCCCCTTCACCCGGGCCGCCAGCTTGTTCGCCATGCTCTTGTCATACCAGCTCTCAGCCTGTGCCCGCCGCTCCTCGTCCGTCTCCGGCAGCCGCTCCTCCCAGCCCAGCCCCTCCGCATACTTCTCCCTCCAGAACCCCTTGCCCTTGCCCCCACGTTGCAGGTCCACCAGCACCAGATCCGTCGTTTCCAGAATCTCCGAGAACAACCCCAGCCGCCTCGCCAGCCTCAGCATCTGGCTCAGCTCCACCCGTGCGGCCTGTATCGGCACCAGCACCATCTCCCCGCTCGCCACAAATCCCCCCTCACCATCCGGCTCCATCTGCGGCACCTCCTTCCACAGATGCTCCTTGATCACCGCCCGCATCAGCTGCCGCATCTCCTGACCGCTCTTGTCTCCCGCATCCGGCAGATTCGGCCGCTCCAGCGGATCCCCGAACATCCCATCCACCACGATCTGTGGAATGATCTTGCTCCACGTCTCGAACGAATCCAGCGGCTTACCCGTGGGCCGCGCCCGCTTCCCGTCGCCCAATAGCCGACCCTGCACCACCTGCGACACCTCCTTCCCATCCACCACCACCAGCTCCTCCCGCGGCACACACGACCACCGGACCAGCGCCCACAACGCCCCCAACACCGCCTTCCGATTCGCCTCCTCCGCCATCCACGCATCGTCCATGTGGATCGTGTCCGCCGGCAATACCCTGTCCACCAACTGCTGCTTCGCGAACAAATCCGACAGCACACTCCGCCGACTCAGGAACGGACTCAGCGTCACATTATTCCCCGTCAGGATCGTCACCGCCCGCTTAGGCATGCTGAACTTCCGCGGCGTCCCCAATACCCGCCCCGCCCAAACCCGCGACGTCAGCCACGAGTTCAGCAGCCGATTCTCCAACCAACCGTCCTGGTCATCAAAAAAGACGTAAGGCGTCATCGCCTGCGCCGCCGTGTCCAGCTCCTTCTTCATCTCATCATGCCCCTCCACCAGATTCATCGTCTCGGCCGACCCATACATCGCCCACAGCCAGATCGTCGCCAACAAACTCTTCCCCGACCCCCCCTGATTTGCGTTATACACAAACATCGGCGTCAGCGTCCCCGTCGGCAGCAGATGCTGACAATACAACGTCAGGCCCGCCGCCATGTGCACCCCCAGACTCCGCCCCTCGTCCCCCCATGGGAACGTCGTGTACAGCCGCCTGAAGAACACGATGGCGTCATCGATGCTCATGTCCTCCGGATAGTCCAGCCCACCCTCCAGCGTGTACACCTGCGATTCCGCGTCATACCCCACCGGCAGCAGCTCCACCTTCCCCCCACGCCGCTTCACCGGCTGCTTGATGACGTTCACCGCCGCCAGCCGCGGGATCTTCCGCCGGAAGTGGTCACTCGCGAGCACCCCCCGCGCCATCTCACAGCCTAGCGTACACTTCTCCACCCGCCCCGTGCTCTTCTCATAACGCGCCCCGATGAGCGCCCAGTCCGCGATCCAACTCCGGAACCTGTCCGGCGTCATGATCTCCGTCGAACCCTTCTCCCGATCGATCGTCACGATCTCCGGATCAGAGAAAAACAACCCCTTCGAAGGGTCTCGACAAATCTCCCCCAGCTTCATCGCGATCTCCCTCAGATCACTCCCCGGCCCGATGTACACCTCCGGCCCCAGATCCGACCTTGGAGCCGGCAGATTGTGACGCTCCGCCAATGGAGCCAGAGCCGCTTGCAGCTCCCGCATCTGCTCCGGCAGCACCTCCCCGCCCGCACCCTCGTTAAGCATCTGCCGCCTCCTCGTCCACGATGCTCCGCACCGGTTGCAGATTCAGGATCGGGACCGCCTCCGCGCCCGGGTTCAGATAGAGTAGACGCTGCATGAGAGGTTGTTCGAAACGATGATAGACCGACCGCTTTTCCTCCGCCCCAGTTGACGGATCCCTGTAAAGTTCCTGACGCATCTTCCCCCGGCGAATGCACCCCGGCAGCCGCGTCAGCCTTACCGATGACATCGCTGCCGGGTCCGCCCCCAGCAGGGAAAGAATCGGCTGCATCATCCGGCACATCTCATCCCACTGCGCCCGACTCCCCGCATTCACCCTCACCAACGCATGCACCGACCTCCCGCCCGAAGTGTACAGCGCCACAATCCTCAGCCCCAGCTGCACGATGAAATTCAGCCAATGGTCCACCCTCGCCGAATCCGATTCCAACACCATAAACCTCCAGTCCGTCACCGCCAGCTTGCTCCTCCGGCTCCACTTCGGCAGCCCCGTTTGCCGATCGATGAGGTCCGGGTCCAGATACCAATGCCCATCCACCGGTTGCGCGAGGTACCAGATCCCCTCCTTCCCAGCCCTCAACGGCCCCGGCACCTCCTGCCCCTCCAGCACCACATGCGCCTCCCGCCGGTCCCGCCCCAGCTCCACCCAATGCCCACCCGCCGACGTCCTCACAAACCCATACTCCCCCTGACTCATCATCCGCTCGAACACCAGCACCTTCTCCCCGCAGCCGTAGAGCGCCTGGAGAAAACCCGTCGCCGACACCCCCTCCGGATCGATGGGACTCCGCTCCCGCAACCACCTCCTCCCCACCACCAGCCCGGACAATTGCTCAGATGCCAACGCCAGCGCCGAGAAGTCCTGACGCTTCTTGATGACCTCCTTCACCCGCCGCATCCCGCTTTCCTGAAACGCCCGGTCCTCCCCACCACGCACCTTCCCAAACAGCCTCCGCCACATCTCCCTGTTCACCTCCATCACCCGGTCATAACAATTCGTGTGGAAGCAATGCGCATACGGCACCTTTCCCACCGTGAAGAGTTTGAAGTCCGGCTTGCCGTGACTCGTCGTGTGCGCGGCATCCCCCGGGCACACCGTCGCCCCATTCGCATCCAGCGTCCGTCCGAGGATCTGTTCCATGATCCCCCGCGCCTCCGCCGCCGACCACGCTGGCAGGTGCCCGCGGCTCATTCGCCAGCCCCCTCTCCACGCCAAATTCGCCCGCACTGCTCCCATCTTCCCACCGACCTTGTTCTGACCGCACACGCTTCCTCACTCTCATCATGACCTGGGAATTCGCAAAAACTGCACCGTGGCCCCCTCTCCGCTTCAGCGCGGCGGGCCCTCACTAACCGGTGCATCGCCCAGATGCTCCGTTTTTGCCAACGAATGCAGTCCTTTCGACTGCGCTGCATCAACACCTGCATCCATGCATGAAACCACCTCGCCGCTCGATCATGCTCTGTTCTCATTCCTCACCCCCTTCCTCATCCAGTTCCCCATCCAGTTCCTGCAACGCATCATCCACATCCGTCTGCGTCAGCAACAGCTGCGCCTCGCATGCCCCGTTCCAGGCCTCCACCTCCTGCGGATGCGTTGCCTTGTCGAACCGATAGCCCCGCGGCCTCACATATCCCCGCAGACGATACAGCTCACGGGCCAGCTCATTCGTCTGGTCCACGATTTCCTGCGCCGTTCTCCCCACCACCTCCTCCTTCTCCCGCGGCTTCGCCGTCGGTTCCTCGTCCGGGATGTGGTCCTTTATCCCGAATGCCATCGCAAGCAGCGTCTGCTGCATGGCCCAATACTCTCGCACTACAGGCATGTAAGAACGCCCCGTTGCGCACCACTCCGTATACACCGCCCCGTCCAGCAGTTCCTCCAGCAGGTGCCTCAGCCTTGCTTTCAGCGGGGCAGGGTTCTCCGCAAGCCGTGTCGGGTATTTCGCTAGCCCGAAGGCCTGACGCTGCTCGATGTCAGCGATGAGAGGCCGCGCCCTTTCGCCGTACATGGCCCACAGCCGCTCGCACACCTTGAACTCGATGTCGTCAGGCTTCACTCCCCACCCCCTTTCACCACCACCGCATGCGTCGCCGTAAGCCCCGACCCCACCACCACCTGCACCCAACGCCGCACAGGCACCGTTAGGAGCCACGTCGGCACCTTGAGCACCGCGCACACCTTTTCCTGCCAATCCCCCACCATCACCGTCCGCCCCTCCTCGATCTTCATGATCGTCCCCTCACTGATCCCGGTGTCTGCCGCCAGCATCTGCCGCGTCCACGGCAGCTTCCCACCGGCGGCCCGCACACACCGCCGCAGGAACATCAGCCGTTGCCCCGGCTCCACCTGTTCCTCCGGCACCATCGGCACCACCCGCCGCCCCGTGGCTACCGCTATGGCACAGTAGGAGGAGCATGTCCGGTTCTGCTCCCAGTCCCGCTTCCGCATCTCCGCCGTCGGCCGGAACACCTGCTGACATCCCTCACACTCCTTCGTCTGCGTCCTCCAGCCCCCAGCCTTTTTCCGCCGGGAGTCCCCCAGACACGTCAGGCTGCACAGCTCCTGCGCCTCCCACTTCCGCAGCGTCATCCGCTCAGGCTTCTTGAAGAACCGAAGGCAGTTCGGGCACTGCTTCCGCCGTTCCAGTACCATGCTCATTCCTCACCCCCTTCTTGTTGGGCCGTCACCGCTTCACCATCATTCCGGAGCGGCATCAGGATGGCCGTCAGCTCCCCCTCGTATTCCCCGGCCGGGACGGATGCCCGCCACACCAGCGGCCCCAGATCCCGCGCATGGCCCACATCCAGCCGGCCACTCTGGCCCAGCGCCAGGACACCCGTGTAGTCAGGGTTCAGGCGCACCTCAAACTTCCGGTCAGGCTGCCCCGCCTCCGCGATGATCTCATCCACCTCCCGCCAACGCCCCACATCCTGCTGTTCAGACGTCACCCTCACCTCCCGGGATTCCATCTCGATCGTCACCCCAGCGTCATTGATCACCGCCGCCCGCCCACACATCAGCGCCAGCGCCTCCCCATTGATCGTCACCTGCTCACTCGTCCCCTCCGGGATCACCCTACTGTAGTGCGGATACTCCCCCTTGATCAGCTTCGAGTTCACCACCAGCCCCCCGGCCAACTCCACCTCTACCGACCTCATCTCCTTCTCCTCATCCACCGCAAACCCCCACCACTGCACCCGCGCCTTGTCCTGGACCGACAGCGCCTCCGCCAGCAGCTTCGCCGCAGGGGCGGGGAGAATGAGCGCCCACGCCTCCACCACCGGACTCAGCGCCGCATCCCAGAACGCCAGCCTCGACAGCCTCCGCCCGTCCGTCGCCACCGCACAGATCCCCTCCTTCACCCACCCGCACTCCAGCCTCACCCCATTGAGCACATAACGCGTTTCGTCCGCCGAGACCGCTGGCAACACATGCGTCAGCAGCTTGTTGATCACCACTTCGGGGAAGGATCCCAGATCCACCCGCCGCCCCTCCCTCGCCAGCCCCATGTCAGGGAACGCATCCGGCTCCAACCCCATCAGCTCCGCCTTCCAATGCCCCGCCCGCAGCTTCAGCTTTCCGGCACTCACCTCCAGCTCCAGCTCCTCGGCATCCACCTCACTCAGCAGCTTCGCCAATCCCCCCGCCGGCACACAGATCCCGCCCTCATCCCCCAGCAGACCCTCCTCGTTGAGCGGAATGGTGAGCGTTGCCCACAGATCCAGATTCGTCGCCAGCAGAGTCATCACCGGCATGCCCCGCTCCTTCCGCAGAAAGATACTCCCCAGCACCGCCAGCGGACCCTTGCCGCAAGCCCGCCGCACCATGCCGACGGACCTCGCGAACCGCTTCGCCTCCACCATCGCCCTCAATACCGGCACCCCCGCCCGCGGCTTCCGCTCGCGCTTCGCCTTCGGCTTCTCCGGCGTCTCTGCTGCCTGTTCCGCCGCGGCCTTGATCGCGTCCAGCCTGTCCTGATCATTCGTGATGTCTTCCATATCGTTGTGTCTTGGTTTGTGTTAGTTACCCGCTGCCGGGATGAGTTTTTTTCAGCGCACCACCGGCACGCCCTCCGCATGCGGTCCCTCTCTGATGAGTTTCAGGCAGGAAATCCGCTTCCCGTCCCGGGCATAGTTCCACGCCTTGATGCAGAGCGCCCAGACCTGAGTCTTTGGCAGCTTTGCCTTCGAAATTGAATTCTCCACCAGCCGCTCCCTCAGCACATACCAGGGATCCCCCATCTCCAGACCTATCCCGCGCACCACCTTCTCAATAAACTCATTCGCCAGCTCGGGATCCTTCTTGGAGAAAAGGTAGTGGCAGCAATTCAGCACCGATGGCTGGATCAGCGGCGTCCTGTTCCCATTGGACACCAAGTGCTCCCGCACATCGGGATACTTGATCAGCAGGCCCTCCATCTCCGAGTTGGAGTATTCCACTTGGCTCTCCGCCCGCCCCGTCATGTACCGCTCTATCAACGTCAGCGTCGCCGCCAGATCCCTCGCATTCTTTTCCCCCAGACAGCTCAGCGTATCGGCCGTGCTCCTTTTTTTGCCCACATCGATGGTGTCGAACACATCGTCCGGCACATCATCCATCACCCAGCTCTGAATGGTCACCCCAGACCTCACCACCGCCATCAGCCGGTGCTGCCCATCTAGGATGTTCCCGTCCTTGCTCCGCCGGATCATGTCTCCGTTCAGCTTCCAGCGCCCCGACTTCATCTCCTTTGTCAGACGTGCCACATTGGGTTCTGACACCTGTCGGTTCCTTGCATTCGCCTGAAGCATCTGCTTTGCGATCTTCGGCGTGATCGTCATCAGTTGGGGTTTCATGGGTATGGGTCTTGTTATGGTTTTCAGAAAAATCAGTTACTCCCCCCGCCGCTTCCGCTGGGCCGCCTTGCCCCCCGCCGCCCTCGCCGGGGCCAGACCCTCCACCGCACGCATCCCTGCATTTTGGGCGATGCGCAGCTTGCGCACCCGCACCGCCTCCCGCGTCACCCCCAGAATCCGGGCCAGCTCCGCGTTGTCCTTGAACCCACTGCCATCCGCCCCCAGCGCCGTGGCCAGCACGGCGGCCAGCCTCGCCGCCAGCTCCCTCAGATCCAGCTCGCGGCAATCCGCCTCCCGCCGCTGAATCTCCAGCCGCCCACCCTGCCGCCGATGCGGCCCACCACATCCTTCCCGCCTCCAGAACGCCCTGCTTTCCGGGAACACCGCCACCACCGCACCCGCAGCATCCCGCACCACCACCGCCTGCACCAGCCACTTCACCACCTCCCCGTCCATCACCACAGCCTCCCCCGGACCCTCCACCACCTCCCATGATTCCCCCGTCGCCAATCGCATCACCCTCACATAACGCCAACGCCACCGCACCCGCAGCATCCCATCCCGGAGATAGGTGACCACCCGCAGCGCATTGGCCCTATCGATGAGGACCGGATCCGCTACCAATTCCCCCGCCGCCGCCGCGGCCTCCACCCCCGGGATCACCTCCATCGATTGCGCCCCCACACTCCGCTCCCCCTTGGCGCGACGGTCCCCATTCGCCTCCCGCTTCGTCATCAGCCTCTGCCTGCCCAGCCACGCCTCCACCAGATTCGGCAACCTCCCCACCACCTCCTCAGACACCCCCACCAGCTGCTCCTCCATCGCCGCCCACGACCTTCCCGCCGCCCGCTCCCCAGCCGCCCACTCACACAACGCTTCCAGCTGGTCAGGGCTCACGCGTCCTCCTTTCCGGCTTTCAGCTCGATTGGCCGCCACCCGCGGAACTGCCCCATCATGCCCATCCACACCCAGCCGCCGTGATTGTGGTTGGTCCAATATGCCTGAGCGGTGCCAGTCCACTCATGCTTCTCGCGCTTCTTCGCATACCGGCGGTTGCGATGATAGATCAACACTTCAATCACGGTGCCGTCACGCGGCGCGCTTCGCATTGGAAGCCACTCCTCGATTTCCGCACTCACTCCCCACCCCCTTCCCGATACATCGCCGCCGCCCTCGCCGCACGCTTTTCCTGACGATTCACGCCAGCCTCCTCTCCCGCTGCCGCTGCCACTTCTGCTGGAGCCATTCACGCGCCGCCTCGTAATTGATCAGCACCTTCGGCCTGCCGCTCCCCTCCGTCGTCTGCATCCAACCGGAGAACCCCGCCTTCATCTCCGCCACCCAGTCCGCCTGGGTGAGGCCGAACCACGGGTCCACATTCCCGCCAGATCCCGCCTCCGCACGCACCGGCCGCGGGAACCACTCCGGCACCACCCGCACCATGGCCCCGCCGTCCACCGCCTCACGCACCGCCGCCTCCTTCAGCTGCTTTTGCATTTCGGGGAGGGCAGCGGTTAGAGCCGCCATCTGCTGCGCCATGGCTTTCAGGTCCATGGGAACGCTCCTTTCCGCTTGGCTTCCAGCATCAGCTGAAGCATCGTCAGCCCGCCCACCCCTTTTTCCTGCGCCACCACCACCGCACTGCGGAATGCGCGATGCCTCGTCGAGCACACCGTTGGAATGAGGAGTTGCGCCACATAACGGATCACCCCGGCCTTCCGCTCCGCCACCGTCACCCGCAGGCCAATTCGCCCGTCCAGCCCCGTCAGATACCGCCACCTCGTCAGCATCCCGTCCCCCCCACATCCTGCTGCGCCAGCAGCTCCCCCAGCCGCCGGTGCATCGCCACCTTCTCCGGATAGGGGAGCACCCGCAGCCGCTCGTCCATGGCCGCGTCGGCGAACCTGCACACCCTCGCCACCACCTCCGGCGTCACCCCCCGCTCCCGCATCGCCTTTGCCAGCGTCCCTTCCCGATCCATGCTCAGCCACGCATGCACCACATGGTCTATCGTCACCCGCGTTGCCCCCAGTTCCTTCGCCTTCACCTCCGCGGCCCGCAGCAGCATTTCCAGAGTTCTTGAATTCATCAGAGTTCATGGGTTTCAGTTATTGAGCATTGAGCGCCTCCGCATTCCCCGTCGCCGCCGCCATCATCATGGCTATCCAGAGCAGCGCACCGCTTGCCAGCACCGCCACCAGCAGCACCGCCACCAGCAGCACCTTTTCCCACGTCTGGAGCCCGCCGCTGGATTCCAGCACCGGGGACAACTGGCGAGAGTGCACCTCACCCGTCTCATCCAGCAGACTGTCCTCCACCGCTTGCAGATACCGCACCTCATCCGCCAGCACCTTCACATGATGCTGCCCCAGCAGAGACAGTTCCCCCACACTGGAGCCATGGGCCCATGCCATCGCCCTCTGCACATCCGTCGGAGGAACGGAGACTAATTTGTGAGGGCCCCCCTTCATGCCGCCCCCCTTTCGGCCCACTTCGCCTGCGCCGCTTTCATGGCCGCCTGCTGAGTCGCCGCGGGCACCCTCGCATAGAAGCGCCCCTCCACCTGCTCCCCAGCCTCCAGCGCCTGCTTCGTCCCCGGGGGAATGAGCACCACATCCCACACCGGTTGCCCCTGTTGGGATGGGGCAGGGGAGATCCACCCCAGCACCATCTTCGGCCCCGTCGCCGCCGCCTTCTTCGTTGCCCGCTTCTGCGGGGCCTTCATCCGCTGCACGCTCATGCCGCACCTCCTTTCGCAAACACCCCCGCCGCCGCCAGCTCCTCGTAATCATACACGGGATCCGCTTTCGCCAGCTGGGCTGGCTCACTCAACGCCTTCAGTTTCGCCACTGCCCTCCCATACGCCGGCAGAAGCACCCGCTCCACCCACGAAATCACATCGTCAGGGGACAGGCCTTCATAATCCTCGACTAGGTCTGAATACCCAGCCTCTTGGAGCACCGTCAGCCGGGCATCCAGCTCCAGCAGCTGCTCCCGCAGGTCCTTCGTCCGCAGCCGCTCCATCACCAGTTCCCGTTCCGTCTGGGCCAGCTTGTTATCCTCCGCCTGCCTGATCCGCCCTGCTGCCATCAGCAGCGCACGGGGGGCAGGGGATGGCTCATAGCCCTCCTCTATCACCTCTTGGTTGCGGAACGGCATCGCCTCTTTGAGCCGCAGCTCCAGCACCTCCACCGCTTGGGATCGGGCGGGATGTTGCGTCATGGGCACCATCGGCACCGGCCGCGGTACCGCAGGCTTTGCCGTCCCTTTCAATATGTTCCTGAGAATATTCATGGGTCAGTTGGGGCTGTAGTATTCCCAGACAGCTTTCGCGGACTGGATGGTTTGATAGACGGCCGCGCCTCCCAGCCAGCCGGAGAGGAGGATCAGCAGGAGGAGGGTTATCCGCTCGCCCGGCCCTCGGAGCCGTTCGGCACAGTGTTTGGTTTCTCGTTTCATCATGGGTCGTTTCGTTAGAGGTTGTGGGCACGCGCCCGGTTCGCATGAGTTCAAGAGATGGAATCCGCGGGGCCCCCTCGGGGTGAATTTCCGACCCCGTGTAGTTAGAAACCCCCGGCCCGCCGCGGCAGCGGCAGTCACGGCTAGGCCCCGCGGAAATGGTTCACACACTCCGGTGCATCTGCGGCCCCGCCCACCTCGCCGCTTCCTCCCCCGTGAATCCTGTCGCGGGACACTTCAGGCGCTTCACCGCCGCCACCCACTGCCGCAGCGGCATGTGCAGCAGTTCCATCGTCACGCCCAACGCCCGCACCACCGCCTCCCACTGCCGCTCCTTCACCTCGTAGCTGTCCTGTTCCATGAGGACCACCGTTCTGCGGGACACCCCGGCCAATCCCGCCAGATGCGCCTGGTCCCAGAGCTTTTTCCTGCCGCAGTCAGAGACAGAGCGCCGCAGCCAACGCACACGGGCGCCGGGGGACGTGGCTTCAGTCGGGGGAGTGAGGGGGACTTTTCGGGACATGGGGAAGGGGACGTTTTTGGGATTGGGAAGGCACCGGTGCCTTGTCGGGTGTCAGCGGATTCCTTCCGCCCCGGCCGCCGGCGCGCCCGGCCGGTCATTCTTCGGGAAGTAGATGGCCCCGCGGGGGATCAGGCCTTGCAGCGCCTTCTCGCTCTGGAGGCCCAGAGCGTTCTTCACCAGTTTCTGCTTCTCGCCGTTTGTCAGGATCACAGCCGTCCCCACCTCAGCCAGCCGCTCCTCGATCGCCTCCTCCCTCGCCCGCCCTACCGCCAAACACGCCTGAAACTCCAGATCCCGCCGCTTCGCCGTCTCCGCCGCGCACCGCACCTCCTCGAACATCGCCGCCAGCCGGTCGATCCGCTCGCCGATCACGGCCAGCCCGGCCTCCAGCCTGTCCAGTTTTTCGGCGATGTCACTCACGCGGCGACGGCTGGTTGAGCTTCCGCAGAGGGCATCTGCACCTGTGGGAGATTGCGGATCAGACCCACCACCAACTCCTCCACAGACTGGCCGGCCTGTTCAGCCGACTGATGCAGGCCCACCAGTTCCTGCGCCGACAGTGCCGGACTGAGGGCGATACGGAGCGTGATGGTCGCTGTCGCTTGTGGCAGCGGGGGAGATTGCAGGTCGGCGGGAGTGGCAGGAGCGTTCATAATTACTCTGTGTAATGTTCCGCCAGAATACTTCCTCTCCGTAACCGCGCAAGCAAAAAGTTGCACTCTGTAATTTTTAGGGCATTTGTCTCTCATGACCAACTCAGAATTCAGCCACGCCCAGCGTCACATCCTGCGGCTCAATGGCCGCGAACTCGCCGTCCGCTTGGGCACCACCCCTGCCTCCGTCAGCCGATGGGCAGACAGCCAACCAATCCCTGCCACAGTTGCCCTCCTCATGGATAATCTGATTGCGCAGGCCCTCGGCACCTTGACGTTGCCCCTTATGTTGCCCGACTTGATCAACCTTTCCCGCGTCGCCGCGTCCCGGAACATCAGCGTCGAAGAGCTACTGCTTGAGCTGATCCGCGGAGCTACTCACAAAAAACCCATCGTCTACACAGCACCTGATACTCAACAGTCCAAGGTTGCCGAGGAAACTACTCCTCCCGCAGAAGACTGACACCCCGCCATCCTCATGAATCCAGAACCCACACCATCCTCCGCTTCCGGTTCCATCCAATGCTACCGGCTGGAATTGCCGCCGCCGGAACCACCCAAGCTCTCTTCCCGTTCCCAAGAAAGTTCCCAAATCACGAACATTCTGCCAGATCCGTACCCGGAAATGGTGGCCACCCTTGCCCGGATGAAAGCCGATATTGAAGCCATGTGTGCCGCAGAACTGCCGCCACCAGTCTCCCACCCGTAACCACATCCCCCACCCATAAAAAAGCCCCGCCCGGAGATACCGGAGCGGGGTTTTTTCGGGGCCGCACACTACCGCCCGCACACGTTCCCGCCCGTCCTCACACACGCCCACGCGCTCTCCTTGACGCCTCCCGCGTGTTTCGCGTACCATCGCCCCACCATGGACCCTATCGCCATCCTCTTCGTCTGGATTCTCTGCGCCCTCATCGGCTCCACCCTTGCAGGCCCCGGCCAGCGGGGGAACGGATTCGTTCTCGGCCTCCTCTTCGGCCCCCTCGGCGTCCTCATTGCCGTCGTCCTCGGCAACCGCGCCTCCGCAGAACGCGCCGCGGCCGAGGCTCTGGAGCGCCAGACCGCCGCCATCCTTGCCGCCACCCGCGCCCCCACCCCCGCCGCCATCCCCACCAGCAGCCTCGCCGACGTCCCGGACCAGCTCACCATCCGCCGGAATGGGGAGATCCTCGGCACTTGGCCCCTTGCCGATGTCCTCCACTACCTCACCACCGGCCAACTCGTCCCCAGCGACCACTACCTCCACAACCCCACCACCCAGCACTGGCGACTCCTCAGCCGCATCGCCTGATCCCCTCTTTTCCCTCACTTAAAAAAAATTCCAGATAATACGTTGACAAGCTCAACCCCTGATTTATTCTGACCCCGTTGCCACTCACGGCAGCACACAACCACAACCGACCACTCCTATGAGCACCACCACCACCTACGACATCAGCATTTCAGAAAACGGCATCTGGGCCGGAGACGGAAAGTTCGACTGGACCATCGGGGAAAACTCCGACGGCTTGCAAACCGTCTCCGGCAGCATCCGCGACTGCCCAGCCGTCCTAGCAGATGGCGCTTACGAGGCAATCGAGGACGCCATTACGGAGACAGACAACGAGATGGAGGGAGAGGTGGAAGTGAGCGGGAAAACGTACCGCTGGACACTGACCGACGCCTGACATTTACCCGACAGACAACCACAACCGCCCACTCCTATGAAATCCATTGAAATCTCAGCACACAGATTCATCTGCACCGAAATCCTCGCCAATGACGGAAGCGGCGGCGGCGTCAGCGTCAAGACGCCAGCGGGGAACGGGCGCGACTTTTACGACGACGCCACCGAATACGACTGGCAGGACGGAAACGGTCTTGAGGCCCGCGAACCTGATTTGATGCAAGCCGCCCGGGAAGCAGTCGATGGTTTCAAAATCCTCGCCCCGCATATCGCCGACCTTTGACCCCAACCCCAACCGACCCAGACCATGAAAAAATTCGTCCTCTCCAACCTCACCACCGGCCAACCTCTTCGCAAGACGCAAGCGACCACTCCCAACGTCAAAGGATATACCGTAGTGAGCGTCGAGACCGTTCTGCCGGAAACCAACGCCGCCGGCCAGCGTCTTTTCATCGACGCCAACAACTGCCCCTACTACGCCGACGTCGATGCTGACGGATCCCACCGCCAACCTTGATTAGCCTCACAACATGGACCCCTTCCTCCCAGATGCTTCAGATCCCCGGCTGGTGACCATGGCCGTCAAACTGGCCCAGCTCTATCTCACTGCCATGCCACACGGCACCGAGAAAAAAGTGGGGCACTATCATTGCGCGTGCTACGAGATTTTCCCTCGGCTGGAACTGGAACGCGTCCCCAAGATGATCTTCCAGTCCGTGACCCGGGACGAGTTCTTTGCGGCCTGCGAGGATCGGGGCTTCCTTACATTGGCACAAACCTTTGAGACAGAGTTTCGCCAGCAACTCCACGCCCTGCCATACGCCACCACACGCTGGTTCCAGCACAGCAGCCCGTCCTGATGCCCACCCGCCAGGCACTCCACGCACGGGCCAAACGCGCCGCACGCGGGCTCAAAGCCAAAGGCAACGCGCCATGGGCCTGCCCAGCCTGCGGCAGCGCCACCCGCTCTAAACGATCGGACGGCACCCGGAAGTGCAACACCTGCTACCCACCCGGCCGCCGCGGGCGCCCGCGGATTCCACCCGTTGACACCCCGCCGCCGTCGGCCTAGATCCCCAGCGGATAGAACGGCCCACGCTGTTCCCCGCACGATGGCTCATACCCAAACGGGAGCCCACCGGCTCCGACGCCCCGCTCCTTCACCCGGAGACGGGGCGTTTGCTTTTCCGGCGGAGACCCCGGCGGATCCACCGCAGCTCCGTCAGCAGATCCATAGCCAGCTGCTCCAGCCGATCCAGCTCCGCCCCCATGACTTCATCCCTGTCCGGTTTCTGTTGTTTGAGGGTTGCCTTCATTTTTTGACGCTGCCACATTCTCCCCGCCGCTGGCAACAGATTTCACCGCCCCCAGCACCGCCGCCGCCGCCCGCAGCGCATCCAGTCCCACCGTGGTGTAGATTTTGCCAGTGTCCCCGCTGTGTCCTATCAACGCATCGATGACGGCCTTCGGCTGCCCCGCTTCCTCCAGCCACGTCCGGGCCGTGTGCCGGAGACTGTGGAAGCTCAGCTCCTGCTGTTCCCGCCGATCCGCCCCCGCCGCCACCAGCTCCGCTTTTTTGCCCCCCTTGGCTATCCTGTCATGCGGACTGTACTGCCTCAGGCCCAGCTGCCAGAGAAGCATGGAGAATTGGTTGCTGAGCGTGCCCACGCCCCCCGCCGCCGTCAGCTGACTCACCATGGTGGGGAACACCGCCGTCCCCACGGCCGATGCCGCCCTTTCCTTGAGCGCCGCCAGCACCCCCGCAGACAACGGCAAAACTAGCCGCCGCCCCTTCTTCGACGTCCTCACCGTCCACAGGCCAGCGTCACCATCCACATCCCGCCAATCCATGCGCACCAGATCCCCCAGCCGCTGCCCCGTTTCCAGACCCAGCCGCACCACCAGCGCCCAGTCTCCCTCCGCCGCCGCCAGCACCCTTGCCAGTTCTTTCCGCGTGAACGGCCGGCGGGCCCGCTCCTCCCTGTCCACCGGCCGCACCCGCAGCGCCCGCAGACCCGCGGTGGGGTCGCGATGCACAAAACCCAGCGCCTTCGCCTCCGCAAACATTGCCCGCAGCGCCTTCGTCCGCTGGGATGCCGTCTTGGCCCGCACCCTGCCTAACTCCGCCAACCGCCACGCCACCACATCCTCATGCTGAATGCTGTCCAGCGGTTCATCCGCACGCTCCCCCAGCCACTTCAGCCACGCCACCAGCGCCCCGCGGTAAAACGCCAGGGTCGAGTCCGCCACCGTCCCTTTCAACCCCTCCAGCCAGCGCTCCACATACTGTCTGCACGTGATCCGCGCCACCCCCACACTCCCCATCAGCCCGTCCACCAGCTCCGCCGTCACCCGCCGCGCCTGATCCAGCGACCCGGGCACCGGCCCCCGCGCCAGCCGCTCCCATTCATCCGCCAACCTCTGCGCCGCCGCCTTGTCCTCCAGCCCCGTCGAACGAAAGAACCGCTTCCCTCCCGGCAGCAGGAAAAGCGCGAACCAGTTCTTCGTCCCCTTCCGTCTGTGCACCGATGCCATCCCTCACCCCTGATACATCCCTGATACATCCGCAACCGCACACCACCCGCAACCACACCCGTCTCCCCCTTCACCACCCCGTCACAATTACTCCTTTCCCAATCGTGGGTTCGAATCCCGCCAGCCCGACCATTACCCCTCCACTTCGAGAAATTCCCCGGTGGAGGGGTTATTTTGGGCCGCGGACTGATACATGGCTGCTACATTTTGCGATTTTGCAGCTACCGCAAATGAGCGCAAACGGGCGGCGGGACGGTCACAGCATCTTCTGGACGTCGAGGCCGACGGCTTTCAGTTTCGCCTTTGCAGCAGCAATCGACGCAATCCCCGGACGGTGCTGGAAATGGGGAGTCTCCGTAAAGCTCGTCCAATAGCCAGCCCACTCAATTTCCATCGACTTTGCCAACACCCCCAGCTCCGCATATACCTTGTCAGCTAGCCGCGGGTTGTTTTTGTCCAGATAAACGCCGCCCTTGAACAGGCCCAGATCCACCGCCAAGCCGTAATTGTGCCAGCTGGAGCCAGGGGGCGCTTTGGTGACGATTTCCCCGGGCTTGGTGCGGCCTTGGGCGTAGAGAGCGGCCTGCTGAGAGTAGGAGCGGAGGCCGCTGAGGACTTCAAAGGTGACTCCGTGCCGTTCGAAGATGGGAGCGGCGGCGGCGAAGAAGGCTTCAAACTTGGCGCGGGCTTTGCGGTTGAGGCCACCGAGGTTTTCAAGGGTGCGTTTGGAGTAGCTCACTTGGAATCGTCAGGGATGAGATTTCGCCACGGGGCGCGGATTGAGACGGTGGCCTTTCCGCCGCTGTAGGAAACACGATAGGGAACCGGGCCGATGTTGCCTCCGTAGGCGACGCTGAGGCCGCCGTTGGATGCGCAGGACGGGAGGAGGGCGACGACGGAGGCAAGGAGGATGCGGCGGATCATGGCGTGGGTGCGGCAGGGGGAGCGGGTGGCGGTGTTGGCTTGAGGACCTCGGCGATGATGGCGATGGCATCGATGAGAGCCTGCGTGGAGTTAGGGCCGTGTTTTTTCCACCATTCCCGGAAACCGTCCGTTAGCTTGGCGACCCGGTCCAGACCGAGCGGCGGTATAAGGATCACGCCGGTGGGTGGCGGTGATGTTGTTGTTTCTACCGTCGTTCCTGCGCCGACTTTGCGGAGCGTAATGGGGTCTCCAGTTTCCTTAGTCATGATGTGTTATGGGTCGATGGTGACGGTGCCGTCATCGTGGATGGTGTATGGGACTGGCGGGGTGTAATCCTCTGGAGCGAGATAGTCGGCGAGCGCCTTTCCGATCATGGTCGCGACCATTGCGATGTGCTGGACGTTGGTTCCGGCGATCTC